GCACCATTGTGCCTGCGCTAAATTGGTCGCCCACGTCACGCCTGCCGCGTTTAACGTTGATGCTATTAATGCCTGTAGTTACGTCAGCAAAGTTAGTCGTGCCGTCAAGTACGTATGTTGTGTTGTTTAGTACGCCTGCAACGGCGTCGTCAAGCAAAAATGCGTCTTGTATAAACCCTGTGTCGATCTCGAGTGTGTAGTTGCCTGCACCGACAACCGCTGTGCCTGCCATTACGCAACCTGTATCTGTGCCGGGCCCGCTGATCTGTTGTAAGCACGAATAGCGTTAACGACCGCTTGCCCAATCTCAGCGCTGGTCGCTAAACCGCCTGTCACGTTTACGGTGACACCGCCACCCATGCCACCCATTTTTGACAACGGCACGACCGCCTCAGGGCCGCGCTCACCAATCATCGCCAACGTAGGCGACGTCACAATGCCACCCTCGGCAAGCATCGGTATGTTTGGCACGCTGATGCCCTTGCCACCAAACCCCGGCACCCACGACGGAAAACTAAACGACAACTTGCCAATGGTGCTATTCCACAATTTTGCAATCGCGTTAAAAATGCCTTTGTAGATATTGAGTACGCCGTTAAAGTAACTCGTCAAAAAATCTAGGCTGACGGTGACACCTGTTTTAATTGCGTTAAATACTGTGTCGACTACGTTACGTACCGTCTCAAATCGTTTATACAAGATGACGAGCGCTGCAACAAATGCGACAATGCCGATAATGACGAGCGCTATTGGGTTTGCTGACATAACAAAGTTAAACGCCGCTTGCGCTGCCGTCGCAATTTGTGATGCAATAGTGAACGCTTTTATAGCAATGTTCGCAACGATGATCGCCGCCGAAAACCCGCCGATTACACCGGCAATGATTAAAAATGTTGTCGTGTTTTCTTGAGCCCACGCCGCCATTGGCTCTAATAGTTCTAACAACTTTTGCAACACGGGTAGCAACGCTGCACCGATCGACTCTTTAGTTTCATCCATGGCAATTTTCATGCCCTTCATACGCCCCTCAAATGATTCGGCTGCGACTGTTGCTGCACCACCAAACGACACCGCCAACGCGCCTGTGATGTCATCAAGTGTTGACTCTGAGTCGATCACGCCTTTAAGTGACGGGTCTAACTTTGTTAGCGCTGCCGTTTGTCCGTTGGCTGCTTTACCTAACGCCAACGTGACGGTCTCTAAGTCTTTGCCTGTCGCCGCTGCGATGTCAAGCGCCGTGTTCATCAGCCCTTGTGCGACTTCTACCGAGCCAGTCGAGCGCACTAAGTTCGCCATTGCTGGTCGTAACTCGTCGTCGGCTACCGCAAACGCACGCGACATGCCCGAGATAAATTCCTCGTTGCTGGCAATAACGTCATCGGTTGCCATAGCGCTCGTACGCAACTGTTGCGCCAACAAATCTTGTGCCTTTTGATCTTCGACCGCTGCCTGCGTAGCGACGCCTAAACCTGCCGCCAAACCACCAAGCGCCGCGATAGCCGGCACCATTGCCTTCTTTAACGCAAACCCTGCCTTAGCACCTGCACCCTCAAGTTGCTTAAATTCTTTGATTGCTTTGTCAATGCCCTTGCCGTCGTATTCGCTGATAATTGGAATAGATAATGCCATTAGTTAATTTCCTTTTGCACCGTCGCAATAGTTGTCTTAATCATTTTTAGCATCTCTGCTTCTATGCCTCGGCGCGCTTTGTACACGGCTGGCCCGATAAGTCGAGTGCGACCGGGGCTGACTGGCAAATTAACAAACAACAAACTTGTGTTTAATTTGTTTGGGTTTGCTCGGCCCGCTGTTTCAAAAATTGCTGCTGCTGGGTCTTTTTGCTCAATAAGAATTACGCCGACTGCGTTGCGTCGAGTGTCAAACCGCATCTTGACGCCGTTCTTTGCTTTGCTTACTACGAATGGAAAATTTGCGCGCGTGCGACCTTCTTGTTGCCATTTGCGGTTCATGCCTGACAACGGCACTTTTGTGTAAACCGCTTTGGCTGCATTGATCGCTGGTTGCGCTATCTGTGTTGCGTCGCTCTTGAAATCTTTTTGCAACTGTTTATCAATTTTGCCCAAACCGTTAATCGTTTGTTTTAACCCGACAACCTCAACCGTGCTATTAACTGGCATCACTTACGCTCTTTGTTTATTAGTTCAATGGTCGTGTTCATGTCATCTATATCAAATGTGATTTGTGGCGGCCAATACCCGGTTGCGACAAGTATCTGCGCTAATCCGTAGCGGTATGAGCCGCGTCTACTTTTGGGGTTGTCTGCTCGATGACCTCAAGATTGAGCAACGATTTAATGTATTCATCTAACAATGCTGGTACGACGATGCCGTTTTGTCGTGATGCCTCGTACGCCAAAAATGCCAAATCCTCAATACCGATACCGTCGCTAATCTGTGACGCTTTACGTTTGTATTTGCGTTCCCATGCCACGATCGTCATTAAGTTTGTGGTGACGATTTGTTCGCTGTCAGCAAACGTAAGTTTCATTGTTAATTGCATTAGTGCCCCCGATACGGCGTTGTATGTTTTTTGTTTATTGCTTTAGTTCTCAGCGGCCAATGCCGCGCGATCATGAGACTGCTTTAGTAAGTGCGCCACCGGCAAACGTCAAAGTGATTGTGCTGAGTTCGCCCAACGACGCCGAAATTGGCGTGTGGCTGGCAAGGTAGCAACCTGTCAAAGTGTATTTTGGTGCGGTTGCTGTAGGTGTTGCAAGACCCGCTGCGGTAGGTGAAACCGTAATTGTTGTCGTAATGCCAACCAAACCGTAGATCGTTGCTTCGGTTTCTGATGCTTCGTACGACTGAAATAGCGTCACCTCGAATGTGTTGTTTTGCAATGACGTAACCGTTGATGCACCAAACTTGCGGGCTGTGTCACCAAACGCCGTAGTTTCTAGTTGGTCGTACTCAAATGTCAAAGTTGCTTCAGTTGCTTGATCGGTCAAGTTGACGCTGTTAATTGTTAGCGCTGGGTTGCTCAAGTAAACGGTTGTTGCCATAGTGGTTATTCCTTTTCGTCTGTGTCTTTAGTTTTAACAGATTTCTTGGGCTGTTGCGTGGATATATGCCCCGCGTCAATCAAATGCTCAATGTTAGAACCCTCTAAATCTTTGTCGCTGATCACGTCACCGCGTTTTAGCCCGTCAAGTCTGTTGCTTGTCACTATGTAAGTTGTCATGTGTTTATGCCGTTCTCGCTGCGATACCGCACGTCAAATCGTAGCACGGGTACTCTTGCCCGCCGATCTCTAACACGCCCGGCTGCCCTGACATAACAATAATTGCCGACCCTAAAACGGTTGCTGCGATCTGCAATATTTCGCGCAACACCGGTAGCCCCGCTGGGCCGCTGCCAACAATCTTGATCGGGAAATCCATGCGCACAATGTTGCCGTTGCCTGCCGTCGTTGTAAAACTTGGTGCTTGTAGAAACACGCAATTTGGCACGATCTTTGTTGGGTCGTTAACTACGCGTAGCCCGCTGACGGCTGTGAGCGTTGCTGTGATGTCGTCAATGCCTTCGTTAAGTAGGTCTGTGTATGGTGCTGGCATTTATGCCACCGCTGGTCGATCAATGCCTAACAACTGTTTAACGATAGGTGTCAATGACTGTTGAGGTGAGCTACCCATGCCCTCGAATGACGCAAACACGTTTTCAAGCGAGCCACGTGAGCGCCACAACGCCGCGCAATACATGAGCGTGCCAAGTGTGACGTCACCGCTAGGCGACGTACTTAGCGAGTCGTTATAGCCCGCCTCAGCGCGCCTACGGCTACAAAACTGGTTGCCTGCCGATACCGACTGCGTAATAAGCGTGTAATCATCTGACGGGTTTGTGATCGACACGCCCAAATACGTAACCAAATTAGCGGCCGTTACCCACGTGCATGTTGGTGTAAACGCAACCGTGCCGGTGTAGAACGCGGCGTACTCGACTGCTGCGCCTGTGCAGGCATACAACACTTGATTAGCGCGTGCAACGGTTTCGTTAAATGTCCACTCGCCTGTAGTGCTATCTATGCCCGTGTATTCGTATTGTGGGCATGACAACACGGTGAACGTGCCGTCAAACGGTGCGCCAACGCTTGCGACAACGATGCTGTCGCCAACCTGTATGTCGGTTGGCTCGAGCGTTGAAATGCAGGCGTAGTTATTTAATAACTGTTTTGACGCTGTTAGATAGGTCGCCATAGCGGTGTAGCCGCCATGCGACTAGGCGATTACGATGCCCTGAATGAACGACGACTTGGCAACAAATGTTGAGAAGTAACCGTAGTAACTAAATGTTCGTGACAATGTGCTTGGGTTTTGTACCGACAAGATACCTTGCTGCGCTTCGTAGATTTCAAAACCCGGTGCGTAAACGACAAGCATTGTGCCTGACGCAAAGTTGTTGTCAACTACAAGCGACAACCCCATTACGTTCATTGCTGTGTAAGCAAGACCGCCTACTCGACCAAGCGAGTTTTGGCCAACCACTCCGTCGGTGGTGTAACCAAGTACTGGTCGCTTTGATGAATCCAACTGTGAACCAAGTTTTTCCCACACGTCAGGCGATACGCACAAGTGTGTTGGGAAGAAGTTTGAATCTTCTGTGATTTCGCGCGCTGCGTCATAGAGCGAGTTAATAAGCGATGTTGGGTCGCCTGCTGTAACTGTCCATGTCGAACCTGACGCGGTTTTACCTGTAACCAAGTTGTCGGCTGCAATGTTGTCAGTCGCAATCAGATATTCGCCGGCGAGATCGTTCAAAATCAAGTTCATTGCTGCTGGGTCAGTAAAGTCCATGTCTTGCTGTGTCAAAGTTACTTGACCAGCAACAGTTGTTTTAGTAACTGTGTTTGCTGCGATCACCATTGTGGTTGCACTTACTGCGCTGTTTTCTGTTTGTGTTGCTGCGCTTGTGTGCGTTGTGATCGTTGGTCGAGTAAATGTTTTGCTTGGTGTTGCTGGCATTGCACGCGCACCAAATGCGCTAACAACTGGTCGCACAAAGTTTAAGTCCTGAAATAGTGGCCCAAGTACTGGTACTGGCAAAAGACCCGGTGTGTCGGTTGTTAATACGTCGCCTGCGGCTGCTTGTAACGCTGACGATTGTTTTTTGACGGCATCTTTGTATGCAAGATTTACTTTTGCAAATGTGTCGCCACCAATGTGCATCGCTGACAAATATTCGCCGGGTGTTGGCATCTTGTATTCGCGTGCAGGTTGCGCCCAAAGTTTGTCAACTGTTGATTGTGCTGCTTCGACTACTGCTGTTTCTTTTGCTTCGCTCATGTCTGTGTCCTTTGTTGTCTCTTGATCTGATATTAACTGTACTACTGGCTCAATTTGGTGGATACTCTCGACGGCTGTTTCGTCGGGTGCGCTGGCTGCCACGTCGGTGATGACCGCGCCGCTAAACGCGCCTTCGCTGACTAGCGACAATTCTGACCAGTTAGCCGCCTCAACGATCATCACGCCTTCTTCGTCGTAACTAAATTTCGTGGGTGTTACGCCTACGGATACTGCGTCAATTACGCCGTCATTAGCGAGCGTTAAAGCTTCGTCGCCTAGTCGAGTGGCGCTGATCTTGGCCGTAAATAGCATGCCTTCAGCGGTGTCTACGCGCTCAACAACTTTGCCCACAATTTGGTTGCTGTCGTGTTGCATATAAAGTTTTGGGTCGCGCCCCGTGACTGGCAACGACCCCTGCAAAAACCGTACCTTTGTACCGTCGTTAACGGTTGCTGTTTCGTCATAAGTAACTGCTACGCCTGAGATTGAGCGCGACGGCAAACCCTCTGCCGCCGCTGCGTCAACCGTGATCTGAGTGGGGGTCAATTTGATCATGTTGGTGATACTACTCTTTCGTTTGTTTCGGTTTGTGTATCTCGATCATTGCCCATTGAGTATTCGCCGGTGAGATATTGTTCTACGTCAAATTCGACGTATGTGCCGTTTGGTAGCACGTTGTTTTGGCTAAATGTGCCGGCGATGCAATCGGCGTAAGCGCGTACGCCAAATGTCCACAAATCCATGCGCGACTCAGCGCTTGACTGGTATGAATATGACCCGACGCTGATGCCTGCAAGGTACGGCGGGATATTGCACAACCGTGCCATTTCCATTGCCTGAAATTCTGCTGACTCAATTAACAACATTTTGTCAGGGCTAGTCAATGTCTCGGTGTACGTCACAAACTCGTTTAATGCTGCCGTCTGATTAGTTGCACGTGCCGCATTGAACGCTGCTGCAAGGTCTGAGAGTTCCTGCGCGGAAAGTGGCTCCCCTCCATTTTGACGCAATATTCCTGCCGGAATTGCGCTACTCGAGTTGCGATAACGTGCCGCTTCAAGTTGTAACGCTGTTGCAATCGCTTTTTCTGACATGTAAATAATGCCTTGTATTGGCGACAAGAATTGCACAACGTCGTTTGGGTCTAAATTGCCGCCTTGAAAAATTATTTGTTTTGACGGCGCAAACCATACTGGCCCTGATTGATCAAGTGTTTGCACCATTGCTGCAGGTAGTCGAGTAAACGACGCTGGATACCCGTCAGCGGTACGCGACGTAATGTACAAAAATGCGCGACCATAAAAAAATAAATCATCGAAAATAAAACTGAGCGTAAATATGTTTGGTGTTTGTGGGTCTATGCGTCGCAACCAAGTGCGTGGCGCTAACGGCATCTTTTCCATTTCTTCGCCGTTCCACATTTCGGTGTACATCTTTAAGTTCATGCAACCAATGACGCTGGCCATAAGATCACGCGCTCGACTAACGGTCGGCACACTCATCGCACGATTACGTGCGTCGCCCTCAACATACGAGTAGTACTGACCAACCATGTTTGCGCCACCGTTGTTAACGCTGTTGCTGTAATAGCCACCGGCTGCGGCTGCTTTAGTTGGCTCAGGCGATATCGCCGCTTTGTTTACTGACCTGTTAAAGATTGCCATTGCCTAAGTATGCCACCAATTCTTTTACCCGTTGTGTATAGGTGGCCGCTGCCCGTACCGGAAAAGTAATAGATTACAACGGCCACCCACTAGACACATTAGCGACTGGCGACAACGATCATTGGTTTGCCTGATGACGTTGGGCGTGAGGCGAGCGCTGCTGACCAAACTAAACATCGTGCTAACTCGATCGGGCCGGGTGATCGTTGCGACGATAACGCGATGCTGTTTTGTGACCTGACTGCGACGGCGCGTTGTACGTGTTCAGCCAACATTTGTTCGCCTGTGTGCCACAATAGTTTTTCGTTAATCATTGATTTGATGCGTGGCGTAAATTTTAAGATTTCGCCGTAGCCGACAACTGCCCTGCGTCGCTCGAGCGCTAACGGCCAATGGATATCTATAGAGGGGCTGATAGCGAATTTAACTGCCGTGTTTTTGGCTAGACGCTCGACATGGCTCAGCATTTCGCTGTATGTGTCGGCAACAAACTCAACGGTGACAACGGTGCGACGATCATCTAACACGATTGCGCGTGTAGCAAAATAGCGGTCGTCAGTCATGCTCGTTTCTATAGCAACCGTGCCACCCTCAGGCATCGGGTCTGTGTACTCCAACTCGGGCCACAAACCCGGTGCAATCCACGACTTATCGCTGGCTACCCACAAGTTGCATGACGCTCGTAAAAACGCTGCACGGTCAGGGTTCTCCGCCTCAGCCTCAATCGTTTTTTGTGTAAGCGTTACGCCCAACGCTGGGTTAGCCCAACCCCACGCCTGCGAATCCATTGGCGATATGTCCGGCGGCGGCGACCACTCAGCAAAATAAAGACTGCTCGGCTCTTTACGATCTATAGCGCGCAACCCCTGTTCACGCCAACGTTGCATCGCGGTGCTTGCCTCTGTGCCTGCCGTTGACCAACACGACAACAACGGTGAACGTCGAGCGCGCTGACTCGGCAACAAACCGCCGTCAATAACTGATGTGCCAATATCCCAAATTTCGTCAGCCACAATGAGGTCGCAAGACATGCCGTGACCTACCGAATTGTTGGCGGCACGCACAAACCACAACGACCCGTCAGGCATCGTCACACTATTACGCCCATAACTAGCCCGACACGTAGCACCAAATTTAAGTTTAAGAATGTCAGCAAGTTTGTCGTACAACATGACTGCAAGATCAAGTCGGTGCGCGGTAGTCAACACGGTCTGCGGGCAACCTCGATGCTTAGGCATCTCAGTCAACCACCAACCAACAAGCGCCGTCAACGCAACCGTCTTACCGTTCTGCCGTGCCGTAGAAACCAAAGAAATACGATGCAAAAAATCGCCGTCGTCACCAAACATCAACTGCCGATCAATAACCCGCTGCTGCCACGGCATAAGAGTCATACCCAAATGCTCCAGCGCCCAGCCCCCCACCTCAGCCCCAAACGACAACGCATCAACCGGCACCAAAGTTTCTAATCGAGGCTCATCACGGCCAGTTACCGCTAGTTCACGCTGGTTAGGGTCATCGGGGATAATCCTGAG